CGGTTCTGAGCGATGGCGACCTCGGTGCGGGCGATCATGTCGGCGCGCGCCTCGCCGAAGAGCGGCTTGAGCGCCTCGCCGAACCGCTGTGGCGACCAGCCCTCTTGCATCGCCTCTTGCAGAAGCTCGTTCATCCGCTCGCGCGTCGTCTCCGAAATAGACCATTTCGCGTTCGGGTTCGGAATCCACGATTTGATGTCGCTCTTCGGCCCGATGCCGTCCCACTTCATGCCGACAAGTTCGCCGCCGCGCTCGATGCCGTACTTCTCAGCCATCGCGTCGAGGTAATTAAAGTCGAGACCGAGCGAGCCCCCGAGTCCTGCGGTCCCGGTGCCGCCAGCGACGGCGCCCGCGATGTCGGCGGCGGACTCACCGATGCCGATCCCGCGAAGCGCCGCGAGTGCCTCTGTAGCGGCTTCCTTGAAGATCCCGGCGAGCGTGTCGGCGATCTCGTCAACGAAGCCCAGCAGCACCGCCAGGAGTTCGGCGGAGAGACCACTCCACCAGCCCTCGGCGGTTGCGGTGGCGTCAGGCATTCGCATTCCCCTCGAGCGTCTCTACGCCGATAGCCTTCGCCGCCTTGTACTGTGCCGCGAAGAGCCGCTCGGCCGCGCGCTTGATTCGCTCCTCGGCTGTCGCCTTCGTCGCCGCGCTCAGCTTCTTTTCAGCCAGCGGCGCGAACGCTTCGAGGACATCTTCGCGGGTTCGGGCGGCGGTGAGGGCTTTGGCGATGCGCCTGCGCTCTTCGGGCTCGATGGCTGCGGCGTGGAACTTGGCGACGTGCTCGCGCTTGTCCCACCGCTTGAGGGCGAAGCGTCGCCACGCGGCTCGCTCGGCCTTGGCGGCGGGGGGCTCGTCGTCAGCAGCGGGCTTGGCGCTTGGTACTCCTTCGCTGCCAGCTTCTCCGCCCACAACGGCATCCCCAATTCCCTTAGCAGGCTTTCCATCGCTCGCCTCCTGGCCCGTGAACGGCATGAGCGCAGGCGGCGTGTTCGCGGCCCGCTGCTCGGCCGTGAGCGGGCTTTTCCCGAGTTCGGCACGCACTTCGTCTTCGGTGAGAATCTTCGCCTGGACGAGCGAGACCCAACGCTTTGTAGCGGATTCATTCTGTCCTTCGAGCCCGTCGGTACAGATGACCTTCAGGTCCGGCGCGCCGAGGTCGTCTTGCACGATGCCGGTGAGGTTCTCCTCCCACCATTTCACGAACGGCTGGAGGCCCACGTCGGCGCTGTCTTTCTGCTGCGCGTCCGCCTCGCCGCGATTGACCTGCGCCACGAGGACCATCTTCGGCACGCCCATGTAGGCGAGGATGATGGAAGCGATAGCCTCCTCCTCGTCCTTCGTGTAGGCGTATGGCTTCGTCGGCGTGTAGGTTGTGCCGAACGGGATCATCCGGACCTTGCGGCGGGCCGCGCTGCCGCTCAGCTCGTTGTCCATCCAAAGCTGGTACTTCGTGATCTGCTCTGCCGTCCAGCCCTCTGGCGACGACAGGAACGCATCCGGCACCGTGCCCTCGGTGTACCAGTCAAGCTGCGCCTGTGTCCGCTTGATCGCGGTCAGGATGATCGGAAGGATCTCCTCGAGAGGCGACGTGCCATAGGACGAATCGACGCGCGGCTTGTAGACCCAATAGGCCATCTCGCTTTGCTCGAAGATACCGCCGTCATCGTCGCCGCGCTCTTCGGCGTACTGAGTCGCTGGGTAGCCCCATAGGATTTGCTGAAACGCGACGTTGTGGCCCCACTCATCAATCAGGATCTTGATCGTCTCGCCGTTTACCTGGACGTAGGAGAGGTCGCCGTTGCGGTGCCACTGCTTGTGGAAGACGAGCGCGTCAGTGACGAAGCATTCGTTTACCGCCTGCGCGACCCAGGACGAGAAGGTCAGCCCACGGTCAACCCGGTTAGGCCGAGCGAGGAACCGGCTGCACCGCTTGATCTCCGCCTCGTGCTGCTTCCGCGCGTCCGGATTCATCATGTCCTCGGCGGGCACGACCTCGAACGACCGCGAGCGGAGCTGCTTCTCGCGATACTCCGACGCGACCCGCCAGAGCGGACAGAGCTTGGCCCACGCGCGGAGCTGCTTGAACGAGTAGCCGCCGTTCTCCTCGCGCGGCGTCAGGTAGAGGTTCTGGAGTGGCGTGTACTGATACTCGCGCGGCGGGTAGTTCGGGACCGCGATGCGAGGCGGGAGCGGCATCCCCGGCCCGATAGAGAGCGGGCCGTTGACGTTACTCGGCGTGATCTGCCTGCCGTCGGCGCCGTAGAGGATCGGCGTCGGGTAATGCCCGGAAGCGAGGGCGACCATGCTGGCACCGATCGGGACGCTGGTCGTTGCGCTCATGCCGCCGCCTTCTCCTTCGCCGCGAGCTGGGATTCGATGAAATCAAAGAAGCCGCCCGACTTCGTCGCCTTCTTCCCGGCGAGCGCGATGATGACCGCATCGGCGCGGTCGGGGGAGTCGCTCGGGTCAACGACCTGGAGCTTGCCGGACGGGAGCGGCTTGTACTTCATCGCCACGAGCTGCGCCTTCAGCGTGCGATCGGCGGGTAACTTCACGAGTCCATTCTCGAGGCGGCGGCGCAGAGACCATGCGTCCTCGGCCTTCCGGTTGGCGAAGCGGTCGGCGTCATTCGCCCGATCGCTCGCGCGGTATTCCTCAACCGGGTAGCCGTCCTCCGCGAGTGAGTCGAGGACGCCCTTCCCGAGGCCGATACCGTCCACGCGAAGCCTCGCGCCGTTCGCAGCGACGCGAGCCCTGCCCTTGCTAATCATAGTGTCGCGCTCGCGCCACGAGGTCAGCGTCTTGATCTCGGCGCGCTCTTTCGGATCGGTTCCAGCCGCGAGAGCGACGACGCTCTCGTCCCCGTCCTGCGAGCCCGCCACGTCGAACCCGGCGAGGAGCGGCCCTTCGACCGTCCACTCCTGCGCCATAGCCTTGTCGATCCACGAGAGCGGGAAGAGCGCCCCTTCCGCGTCGTTCATGTACTCGGCGTATGCGCGGGCGCGATATTCCTCGCTCGTCTCGCCGCCGTACTCTGCGATCGCGTTCGCCTTCCACTCAGCCTTGCCGGGGATGCCCTCGGCAATCAGGTCGTCGATCGTCACGACAACGCGGAGTACATCATCCCCGCCGTTCACGTCGCGATCGAAGAACTTCCCGCTCTGAATCGACGGCGTGCTGATCCAGATATCGAACGTCTCGGGCGCGTCGAGGAGCCCCTGCGTCGAGGTGAAGACCTCATCCGGGACTGCCTTCGCCTCGTCCGCCACGCGCATCGCGGCGACGGGCGAATGGTGCCCTTCGAGATTCTCCGGGCGATCACTCGAGGCCCCGATGGCGTACCAGCCGTCACGGACGCGAAGCTGCGTCGTCAGCAGCGTGCCGAACTTCAGATCCCGCAAGAGCGAGCCGTTGTAGACCCGCGCTATTTCAGGCCAGAGAAGCTGCTCAACGCCAGCCCAGGTCGGAGCCGTAGTGAGGGCTCGCGCGTCCGGCCGCGTCGCCACGAGCCACGGGACGAGGCAGGCGACGGCGAAGGTTTTCCCCGCGCCGTGGCAGGTGCGGAGGTGCGCCTTGATATGGCGACGTCCGGCCTTCAGCTGATCCCGAATCGACTGGAAGAACCGCCGCTGCCACTCGCGCAGCTTGACGCGGAGGACGGCGGTGGCGAAGAGGGCAGGATCGTCGTGAGTCAGCGTGAAGATCTCGACGAGCTGCTCCTGCGTCGTCACTCGCTCGCCCCTCCGATGGCCGCGACGTGGGCCAGCGAGACGGCGGACCCGATGTCGAGCGAGCCGCTAACCTTCGTGTCGAACCGCTCACGGTACTTCTCGGGTCGGGCGCCTTTGAGCAGGAAGATCAGGAGGGTCGAATCGAACTTGCGGATGGCGCCCACTTCTACCGTCCCCATCCCTGTGCCGCCAGATCCGAACACGGGCTCTTCCCAGCCGTCCACTGCCCGCCGCCTAGCCTCGTTCTCGAGGTGGTCTGCGGCTTCCTCAAGAGCCAGCTTGCACGCATCATCGAAGGTCGCGTCACGTTCACGCAGAAGGTTTGCCGTGCGCCTGTCAATGCCGACCGCTGCGGCCGAGGCCGTTACGTTCCCGGTCAACGCGAAATGAGCGAGGAATCCCCTCGCCCATACCGGCCACCCTTTTTCAGGCGGGAATTCTCGGGAAGTTTCGTCCGAACCTATCTCCACGCCTCCGAAGGTAATTCCGCGCCCGCAGGAAATCTAGGGGGAGTTTCCAGCGGGCCGGATGGACTCATCCTCCGCCAGCTTCCTGACCCACATCACCTCCGGGTTGACCTTCTCGACCGTCTCGCTGGTCTCATACGTCGTGCCGCACTGGCAGCGGTAGGTCCGCAGCCGAGTGACCGAGTACCGGAGCGGACTCCCCTCGGGCGCGACCCGGATGACTGCGGCGCAGTCTACGAGGGGCGTGTCCCGCCGGCCGCAGACAGGGCAGAGGGGCAGGCTCAATTTCGCCCCCTGATGCCCCGTAAAGCCACTAGGGCGACCAGAAGGCCGGAGAGTAGGAGTCCGGCGTCCGAAGCCGCCGGTACCGCAACCGGCATCGTGTACGGGCCGTCCACACAGATGACCTGCCCGGAGCCTACGGGGCATTCGTAGCATCCGCCTGGGGGCGGGGGGGGCTGGCAAGGGATCGGGGTCGGCGTCACCACTGGCTTCCCTCGTAAAACTCACGCGACCGGCGCTTGCGATCATCAAGGGCCGCCCGCTCGCTCGGAGGAGTCAGGGCGAGATAGGCGCAGTGTTGGTGCGGCTGCCGAGATGTTTCAGCCTCCGCCCCCACCACGAATCTCTGCCCCGCCGGCCGGTCGGGGTCGAAGTCGAAGTCGAAGTCAGCGCGCATCGGTTTCCTCCTCTCGTCCACTAACGTCCCAGGCCTCTACCGTTCCGGAACAGTGGGACCTGTTCCCGCCCCTTATATAAGGGGGGCGGGGGAACAGTTCCCGGGAACAGTCGGAACAGTTGGGAACAGTGGCGGAACAGTCGGAACAGTCGGAGTCAAACATCGTTGAAAACCCTCCAAACGCGGCGTCTCCCGCCATGCCCTGCCGCCTCGTGGTAGATCATCTTTTCCTCAGCCATCTGGTTGAGTGCCATAACGACATCGGCCTTTCGGACATTGAGTACCTTCTGGAGGTCCCCGGAGTCGAGTGCCTCTTTCTTCAGCTCGGCTACTATCCGGGCCTTCATCTTCTCGACCTTGACCCGTTCGCGGGCCTCCCGCTCTGCCGCCTCCCTATCCTCCCGCTCCCCCGGCGAACCCACCCGGAACGTCGCGGTGCTCATGTCGTACTCGAGCTCCACATCCTCGTGTGGAGAGCCGTGGCGCACCTTGTCGAAGGTTAGGATGCGGCGGGGGGCCTTGTCTCCGTCTGGGGCCTCGAGCCTCATCGCGAGGTCGGTATCGTCCACGAATGCCGAGGTACCTCTGACCTTGTGCCGCCCCTTCCGCATCTCGGACGGCTTGCCCTGGTGATGGATTAGAAGGAAGGCGGCTCCGGTCTCCTCCGCCAGCCGGCGCAGCGGCCCGAGGATGAGCGCCTTGAATTCCGTGGCCGAGTTCTCGTCGAACGGTTGGAAGAGCCCGATCGTGTCGAGGACCACCAGCCTGGCACCGCATACCCGGATCGAATCGGCGGTCGTGCCGTTGAGCGACGGTCGCCACGTCTTCGGCTGGACGAACAAGGGGAGATCTCTGGCTGGGATGGCGAGGTGGGACAAGGCGACACCGATCCGCTCTACGAACTTCTCCCGGCTGCCCTCCGCCTCGAGGAACAGGGTCGGGACGATGGTGCCGCAGTCGAAACCGAAGAACCCTTGTCCGGAGGACAGCCCGGCGCATATCTGGGCGGCAAGCGTGGACTTCCCGACGCCCCCCTCTGCCGAGAGAAGGCCGATGCAGCGGACGGGGAGCAGGCCGTTGATGACCCACTCCTCCGCCGGGTGATCCTCCGCCAGCGCGTCCCCGATCTGAACGGGCCGGATGTCTTCGCCGGCCTCACCAGTCACCTCTGCCAGGAGCTCCCGCGCCTCCGCGAGCCGCTGCTCGAAGTCGCGGATCTGCGCCCGTACCCGCTCCGTGGCGTTACCAGCCATCGGCCCTCCCTGCGAGGGCATCCAGCTTCCGCATAGCAGCGGCTTCCTTGATCGCCTTGACGGCTTCGGGCACGGCGTCGTCCTCGACGAATGCCACGTCCATGCATCGGGAGAGCGCGTCGCCCCACCCTGTTCGGTTCGGCGGCGGGGCCGCGCCCAGCTTCTCGAGATGATCTACGACCAGCCCGAGCTCAGGGTGCTTCACAAGCATGATCGCGGCAAAGGCGGCACCACGCTGCGGCGACGAGAAGTCTCGAGGCCGCAGCGTCTGACAGTCGAGACGAAGGTAGGGAACCAGCATCAAGGTGCCGAGCAGTTCGGACTCTAGAAGCGCCGGACCTTCGGACTCGATGGCTTCGAGTGCGCGCCTCATGGCGTCAACCCGTGAAGTGCTGTCAAGGATCGCCTTCCTTCTGCCGCATCCGCGAAAGAGGACCGCCGGGGTCCAGCGGAAAGGCGGCGCGGATCTTTGCGCGGGGGATCAGTCCCACGCCCCGGCGTCGGGGTCATTTTAGCACCGCAGGATCAGCCGCAAGCTCCCTATCCCACACCGTCAGCCCGACGGCGAGTGCCGCCCACTCGTCGGCGCGGAGCCCGAACAGGGGGCCGGGTTCCGCCTTCCGCCCGATAGCTTTGTCCTTCCCGCCGAAGCGCTCGAGTATGGCGTAGCGGACGCTGGCGTCATTCGCCCGCGCGGTACCGCAGAGGTGGAGCTTCACTTCCTTGCGCGACACGCGGACGTGTGGCCCGTCGTATGCCTCGACGAAGCGGCCTGACCAGAAGCATGTATCGAATACCTCCTGGCCTACGTTCATGCCGTAGCCTGCGATCATCTCGACGGCGAGGAGTTCGTCCCCGAGCGGCGAGGTCTTCAGCTTCTGGCGGACCTCCTCGTTCGGCCACTTCCCGTGCGAGAGCGGGATACCGCCGACCAGGTAGACCCATGCGGACTCGGTGGTGCCAGGGTCAACGGCGAGGATGTGGCGCCTCATTCCGCCCCGTCCTCCGGGCTATCGCCCGAAAACCGATTCTCGGCGCCGTTGCTAGGGGTTTTCTCGGGGTCAACGACCTTCGGGCGGATTCTAGCCAGCCGTTCGGCGGAGCTTCCGGGCGCCTTCCGGTGGCAGCGGAGGAGAGCGAGGACGGCGGGGGCGTACTCGGGACGGAACGTGACCGTCATTTCGTCGGTGCCATGCTGCCAGACGAGGACGCCGGGGAGAGCTTCGAGCCGGGACATGACGCCGCGCCGATCAGTGTACGCCTGGAGGGTCACACCGCCGGTCGTCTTGTGGAGATAGACCGACCCGTAGCGGCCGGGGATCTCGACGTGGTAGGGGTCGAACCGCTGACCGGGTTCGTGGTCCTCGGTCCACTTCCATCGGTAGGTCGGGAACATCTCGCGGATGTCGTTCATATCTCCCCCATCACTTCGCGCTCCGCCGCCCTGACCCGCTCGGCGGTGCCGTCCTGATCCCACGGGCCGGGGATGTCGGAGATGACGACGACGGTCTGGACGACGGCGTTGGACTTGAGCAGCGGCGAGGTCAACGCGCCGAAGCTGCGTTCGGCTATCTCGACGATCTGCGCGAGGGTCGGGCCGGGGGCGTCGAGGTCGCTCACAGCAACTCCATCTGCCCGGCCGCCCTCGCCTCTTCCGCGTCGCGCCTGTCGCGGTAGAGCTTGAGCGCCTCGCGGGCGTCGTCGATCGTGTCGTGGCGGGAGAGGACGGTTTCGTTCTCGACGAGGGCGTGGTGCTCGACGAAGGCGGAGCCGTCGGGGAGCTTGAGGACGAGCCATGTCATTCGCTTTTCTCCCACAGTTCGGCGCGGACCTTGCCAGTGTCCTGCCAGACGGACACGACGCCGGAGAAGACGAAGCCTTCGGGCGGACGGTCGCCCATGCGGACCCAGACGTAGATCGTGGTCACGGCACGTCCTCCTCTTCGGCCATAGCCGCTTCGAAGAGCGGCTCGTTGATCTCCGATGCCGCCTTACCAGCCGCTTCTACGTTGCGGCACGCCTGCCGGTAGTAGGACGCCTTAAGTTCGATCCCGATGCCCCTTCGCCCGTTGCGGACTGCACCGTAGACCTCGGAGCCGACGCCCATAAATGGCGTCAGGACGGTTTCACCAGGGTTCGACCAGAGCGTGACGATCCGGTCGATAACGTCGAGTTGTAGCGGATGGACGTGCTTCTCGTCCTCCGCGTCGCGCGCCGCCTTGAACGGCAGTACCCGGTCGATCCGCACATCATCCCAGAAAGCGGAGGCGTACTGTCTCCAGATCCAGTGAGAGAAGCGGTTCTCGGTCTGCTTTCCCTTCCATCCCTTGTACGGGAGGAGTTCGGCGGGCATCTGCCGCGAGCCAGCGTATTCAGTCAGCCCGTGCGGGTGAGCGATCGGTACAGGGTTCTCGCCTTTGCGCCGGAAAACGATCAGGTAGTCGGCTGAGGCGACCGTGCAGAGCGACGAATCGTCCACAATCGATTTATGCGCGAGCGCCTTCGTCATCGTCCGGTTGCGGACGGCGAGCGGCTCTTTCCATACGTGGTAGCGCGCGACATAGGACCACCCGTTCCGCTCGTGCATTCTGATGATGTCACCGGGGAAGTCCTTCAGGCTGTCGCCCTTCCCAGTGTTCGAGTTCGGCACGTCCATGCAGTGAACGGCCGCCATCCGTCCCGGCATCGTCACGCGGAAGAGTTCCTGAACGATGAACTCGTAATGCCGGAAGAACTCGTCATAGTCGCGGGAATTCGAGAGGTCGCGGTCGCTTGAGGAATAGTGGTACAGGCCAGCGAATGGCGGCGAGTAGACCGAGAGGTGAACCGAGCCCGCCGGAAGAGACGGCATGACCTCCATGCAGTCCCCGTGGTAAAGGGCGTAACGGTCGGTGATCTCCTGCGCGACTACATCCACGACGGAACCTCCACTTTCTTCTCGAACTTCTGGCCGACGTCGAGCCGGATTGCTTCGTTCATGTGCGCGACCAGGGACGTAAACATCCGGTCAGCGGCTTCAGACTTGCGGCGCATATTCTCTTTGATGCCACGCTCGCCTTCGGTTGACACGAGATCGACGACCACGGGGCGGGTCTGGCCGAACCGCCAGCATCGGCGCACGGCTTGGTAATACTGTTCGTAAGAGTGCGACGCGAAGGTGACGACGTGCGCGCAGTGTTGCCAGTTGAGCCCCCACGCGCCTATCTTCGGCTTGATGACGACGACGCGAAGTTGTCCCTTGCCGAACGCTTCGTAGACTTCTTCCTTCTCTTCGTCCGAGGACGCGCCGGACACCTGTCGCCCCTCGTGGATCATCTTCTCGAGGAGGTCTCCCTCGGCGTTGAGATGGCACCAGACGACGGCGGGTTCGCCTGTACCGGAGACGAGGTCGGCGACCATCTCGCACCGCTCCGTGAGCGTCCTGCGTCGTTCCTCGCGCTCCTCCTGGAGACCGAATGCAGGGAGAGAGAAGAGCATCCCAGGCGCGATAGAACGGGCCTCCACCGTATGCTCGCGCTCGACGAGCAGCGGCAAGACGAACTTCCCATCGTCGAATCCGAAGTCAGACGGCTTGCGGATCGCGCGAGCCCAGGAGCATACCCAACGCCAGAAAGCGATTTCGGCGTGCCCCTTGAAGCGCCATTTCGCGCCGTCGCCCCACTGCCTACCACGCGCGCAGTTGCCTTGCTCGTTTCGGAAAAACCTCCCCAGCATATCCATCTGCCCCATTTCGCCGAGGGCTTCGCTCGCCGTGCCGAGTTCGATGTAGTCATTGGGGGCGGCCGTGGCGGTACATAGCAGGCGGTACGGAACTGTCCGGAGGAACTCCGTCACCTCGGCTCGCCGCTTACCGTCGAATGCCTTAATAGCGCTCGACTCGTCGCAAACGACGCCTCCGAAGTCGGACGGCGAGAAGAGGTGGAGCTTCTCGTAGTTCGTCACGAGGATATGCGCGCCGGTCACGTCACCAGCCGACCGCCGCGCCTCGATGCCGAACTTGTGCGCCTCGCGCACCGTCTGCGCGGCGACTGCTAGAGGCGTTAGCACGAGTACCGGGCGGTTTGTCTTCCGCACGACATTCTCGGCCCAGACGAGTTGCATCGGTGTCTTGCCGAGTCCGCAGTCCGCGAACATGGCAGATCGGCCTTTTCGGACGGACCACTCGACGAGCGCTTTCTGGAAGTCAAACAGGAAGTCCGGCATCCACAGCGGAGCGAAGCCGAACTCTGAGCCGTACTGTGCCTTGCCCGACAGAAAAGACGAGTAGTCGTTCACGCCATCCCCCGCGATTCCATCATCGCCAAAAGCTCGACGGCGTGATTGGCTACGACGCCGTAAGTCTCGCGCTCTGCGATCGCCCGCCGCAGGAGGTTCGCTCGGGCGCGCAGGGAGACGGCCTCGGCGACGCGAGAGCGGCAGTTGGTACATGGGCATTGAGGGAATTCCGGTATGATTGCGTCAGGCACGGAGCCTCCTTATCAGGTTCGTGGCTAGAGCCGGGTGACGCGCGAACGTCCCCGGCTCGTTCTTTATCATACGCCTCAACGACACGCGGCCTCCCAGACGACGAGGGCGACGACGCCGATGGCGACGCCCAGGAACGCAGTCGAGGCGGCGTAGAGGAGGTCGCGGGCGCGGGTCATGGTTTCATCCCCGCTGGCCGGTCGGTGATGGTCGCGTGAGGATTCCACTTCGGGGCTTCGGCGCGTGGCTTTAGCGCCTCGAACAGTTCGGCCGCGCTGATGTCGATGGCATCGTTGCCAAGCGTCACCCAGAGGCACTTGACCGCTTCGAGATGAATCGTAATTTCGCCGCGAGGGCCAACGACCATCATCGGCTGCCCGGCGAGCACCGAGCTGTCTGGAAACTCGGCCCACTTGATCTTGTTGCCTTGTGCCATAGCAGGAGCGGCGGTAAGTAGAGCGGCGATTGCGGCGCGTCGGTTCACTTCCCGTCCTCCTCTGCGGGCTCGGGCGAGGGCTGCCCGTACCGGGACAATGCCACCTCGTAATCCAACGGTGCCCCCTTGTCGGGCTCGGGCGAGGGGGAGGGGAGCGCCTTCAGCATCGCCACGATCTCCGCCCGCGTCGCAACGCCCTCGGCGACGCCCGCGCGGTTCCACGCGATGAGGTCCGCGATGTCCCTGTGCAGGCGCGAGCTTGTGCCGATCGCCTCTACGCGGAGCATCCTGTCGTCGAAGTCGACCATTGCCGAGTGCCCGTACTCGTCTTGGTAGTAGGCCGTGAACTCCTCCAGCGTCATCCCGTAAGTTCGCGGCGCGTCCACGATCGTCGACCACTCGAAGTAGAGCCCGTCGAGTTTGCAGATGTAGGCTGGCATTACTTCTCCTCCCTCGCCCTGGCCAGCGTCGGTAGGTCGTATGCGCTGCCGGGTGATGGCTGGCGTTTGGGCGTCTCGGCCCTCGCGGCTCCGCTGTCGGGCGGGCGGGAGGCGAGGAGGCAACGCCGTACGCTCAGGGCGACTTCGCCCTTTGGGTCGGTGCGTTCGTTGACACGGAGCGACAGTAGGATCTTGTCGTACCGCGATTGCAGCCCGTCGAACACGTCTCGCCGATCTAGGAGGGCGTCTATGGCGCAAAGTTCCCGCTCTGATTCGGACTGCTCGGGCGGGCGGGAGGAGGAGAGGGCGGCCCAGAGGTCGTAATCAGCCGGGTCTGGCCGCAGAGCCAACCGCTCGAACTCGTCGTGGTGCGCTTGTATCGCCGTTCGGAGCCGCTCTGCCTCCGCGATACACCAGCATGTGGGGCACGCCCCACATCGCCGCTCGGCACTCAGCGTCTCCGGGCACACGATCTCCGCCGCCTCCCGCACGGCCTCCGGGATCGCGGGGGCCGGGGGCGCGGGTCGCTGTGTCGTAGCTCCGTAGCACCGATCGCAGAGCACGAAGACTTGCGGGTCGTCCTTTGTGTCTGCGCCGCAGCGAGAGCAGAGCGCTTCGGCGGCGTCGCAGATATCGGCGGCGCTCACGGCTTCGTCTCCGGGGCTAGCGAGCCCCACTGTGCGGC